ACCGTTAATGGTGATCTTACCGTTGCTGGTGGTATCACTGGTGGACTACTGGCGTGTGGTCGGATCTATCCTGACACAATCTCTTCTGGAACTATTGAATGGAAGACTGATCCCATAATGTTTGGCTTTGAGGCCTCGCCCGAAAAGACTGGTGCAAGGGAAGTCAAGTTCACACTTAGTAACGCACGACCAGATGGCGGTTCGCGGCACTATATCATAGTAAATCCCCATTTAGGGGCCGCAGATCACAAACACTATGCCAATGGAGGAGGCGGTGTGACAGTGATAGCGCAGACGGCAAACACATTCACCATAGAAGTCGCAGATAATGAAATTGATCACACCGTCTTCGTATTCTAACTACACACACCCCCCTTTAACTTCTTAATAAGAGCAAAACTACTCAGGATCTACTATGACTACTACCACTGACGAAATCGTCTTTCGTAATGAATCAACATCAATCGTTAAGGTTGTGACTGACAGCACGGATGACGTAACTAAACTTTACAATCTTTCTGGCGCAACTTCTGTCTGGGTTACTGGAGATGGGGCTGGAGCATTCACTGCATGGCTCCCCTCTGTTGATGCTACCACTGACCCCGCAAGTCTAACAGCTTCTTTTGACGATGCTAGTCAAGAAATTACGTCAGTTATTCTTGGTTCAAGTATCAGCGGGGATACTCATCCAGGTGATACTAACGAACCTATGGTCATCCCCAAGAACTATATGCCAGCCTACGCTTGGTTTAAGTTTGCCGTAGCAGGTACTTATTGCATCCATATCAACTTTGGTTAATCCATGACTCAATCCCACTCAAACATGATCGGGGACATTACGTTGGGAACAGCGGCTGGTAATGTCCCTGTATTGGACGGTAGTGGCAAACTGATTTCGACAATCCTCCCAACAACATCAACAGATTACGTTAGTGTAAAGAACTATGGTGCTGTTGGGGATGGAGTTACAGATGACACTACTGCTATACAGGCTGCTATAACATACGCAAAAACTAACAACTTAACTCTTTACGCCGCCGAGGAAGCTACTTTCAAAGTTACATCCGCTTTAGATATAAAGGAAATAGGGGGTGTAGATTTTAGGGGAACCCTACTTGTTCCTGACGATCTAGGAGTCCCAGCAGTTACTCTTGGAGGCGAAAGCACTTCGGCATCCCCTAAGTCTTTTCATTTTCATAAGATAACAGATGGTTCAAGCATATTATCGCCTCCTAGTGATCCCCTGTTGCGAATCTTTGGATTAAAGGGCTGTAAATTTGATATTGGGGAGTGTTCTTATGTTCAACTTTATGCTGACAGTGAGGTGTCTGGTGGAACATCGAATGCTTACAATCATTTTAATATGTTGCGGGTTACCAAACTAGAGCTAAAAGGAGCAACCTCTACTTCTTGGATAAACGAGAACCACTTCACAGGTGGTAGAATGAAAACCCTGTATATTGGAACATCGACATCAGAGTATACACACAATCACAATATATTCAGCTTTCCAACATTTGAGGGGGCGGTAGATATAAACATACAAGCGGGTGTTTCTAACCAACTAAAAAATGTTAGGTTTGAGGGGGTTAATACTGGAGAAGTAACTTTCTCAACAAATACACAGAATAATGTGATTGAAGTTAGTTATAGGGATTCAAGTGGTTCTGCAAATAACTTTATAGATATAGCTAGTCCTATTGGGGGCGTACTTACTGATGATGGGGTAGGAAATGTTATTGCATCTACCAAAATGGCTCTCTATACCAAACATGAGTTATTTTCATTGGGAAACTCCACCACCCTTTTATCAGATGGCTCAGTTCCATCCACAGATCAAAAGGGTTTATACGATAGGAATAAAAAGATTGTTACCTCTGGGGTAGGTGTTAGCGATACAATTCCAGGTCTTGATTGGATTCAAGCAGAATCTGGATGGAAAGGTATTTATTCTTCAGAACTAATCCCTGTAGAAAATGGTGATGCCTTTTTATTTGAGTGGGATGTAAGTGCTGATTTCATGCGTTTTGGGTTACACGTTTTCGATGAAGACCAGAAGTTGTTAGGAGATACAGGAGGAGGACACCTTATTGGGGGAGCCTTAACTTATAATGATGATGGGTTTTATAGAGCCACAGCTAATTTAGGAAGTACAGACAGTAGTGCTAATGGTGTTTATACAGCAAGTGTTGGAGATGATGTTGTGAAGTATGTTACTGTTCATGTATATGGTGGAACCAGTGCTATGAATATCAGGCACTGTTCAGCATATCTTTACGAAAAACCCTCAAGACAATCTAGGTTTGTATCCTCTACCGTAGGTAAAACAAAGAATATAACCTTACCTGGCGTACCCACACAGGGCTTTGCTCCTTATGGTACAACAGTGATAAAAGAGGATGGCACATCATTTTATACCTGTATTTTTCATCACGATGACAGTCTCGATGGTGCTTTTGCTGCTACTGCTACTTCGATAACCTTAAACGCTATAAGCACTGTAGCGAATGGGGATGTTGTCGGTATACTTTTAGACAATGGACTTACTCACTGGTCTACAGTTTCAAGTTTGAGTTCTTCAACCTTTACAGTAGATGCCTTACCCTCTGATGCTGCTGATGGAAATAGAGTAGTCTTTAATAGATGGCTACAATTTAATTCAGCATAAAAATATGACTCAATCTCACTCAAATATGATCGGGGACATCACGCTGGGAACAGCGGCTGGTAATGTCCCTGTATTGGACGGCAGCGGCAAGTTGGCTTCGACAACCCTCCCATCAGCAGTAACGGATTACGTTAGTGTTAAAGATTATGGCGCGGTTGGGAATGGATCTACTGACGATACCACTGCTCTTCAGGCTGCATTAGACGCAGAAAAAAAGCTCCATGTCCCAACAGGAACCTACAAAATCACAGGGGAGTTAACAATCACCAGTTCAGTTGACGTAGTTTGCGACTCTGGCGTGGTCATCAATGGTTCGACTATGGCTACTTCGGCTTCACTAGGCCAGAAGTATCTCCTCCGTGTTTCAGGCTCAGTGGGAAGTGATCTTGCTTTGACGGCGAATACGGCCAAAGATACAACAGCTTTTACCGTCAGTGAGGCAAACCGTAGCACTTTATCTGTTGGTGATTATCTCTTAGTTCAGTCCGATGCGTACTACTCATCAGGAGTTAGTAGCGGGACGAATAAAATGGGGTGGATTACCACGGTGAAATCGCTAGACAGCGGTGTACTTGTATTCTCCTCTACGGGTAAGGCGTTCGCGGCAATGAATACTGCCGACAGCGCGAAGGTTAAGAAGATTACACCTGTAACTGTAAGGTGGCATGGTGGGTCTTTTATTGGTGGCGGAACAGATGCTGGTCACGGGGGCATTATTTTAACCTATGGCGTTGGATGTCTAATAGAGAACGTAGAGATTAATGGCTGCGAAAACATTGGGGTGAACTTCACTTCATGTTACGGATCTCATACCAGAGGTTTGACTGTCCGCAACGCTACGTCAACTTCATCTCTAGGGAATACTGGCTATGGCTTTGCGGCCCTCATTGGATCGGTGGGATGCTCTTGCTCTCATTCGACTTTTGAGAACTGCCGTCATAGCGTAAGTGGTGGAGGCATACTGCCCACTTGGTTTATCTCTATTCACAACAACCACTCCACAAACTGTGGCCTAAGTACCAGTGACTACGACTGCCATGAGCCTTGTTTCTATTGGTCTTTCGATAGAAACGTCAGCATCGGTGGAGGTGGCACATGGCCTGACTGTGTCGGAGGTTTCTTGATACGGGGGCAGCATATCTCTGTAACAAATAACGTGATCCAAAATGCAGCGGGGAAGGGTATCCGCGTCGAAGGCTTTACAACAGACACTAACGGGATTTCCAACTATGTGATCTCTGGTAATGTAATTGAATCTGCGGGGAGCTATGGTATTGCACTTTTGACCACGACTGAAGCTATTGTTTCAGAGGCCACTATTACCAACAATACAATTAGCAATGCTACGCTGTCGGGTATCTACTCAATTAAAGCTAATGATGTAATCATCGAGGGCAATAGGGTCAACGGAGTTAGTGATACTACAAATGGGTGTGGTATCCGAGTAACTTCCGATGCCGTAGCCAACTGTAAAAATGTCAACATCCGTGGCAACTACCTTGAAGCCTGTACGGAAGGAGGTATTGAACTTGAGAACTCCCAGCAGGTTACAATTTCCGACAACTGCATTAACACAACTTCAAAACCTATTGTCATAACTGCCTCAAACGCAGTTAATGTCACGGGTAATGTAGCGCATCAAGTTGACAGTGCTAATTTCATCACCTGTTCGGGTAATAACATTACCATTGCAAACTGCATGGCTACGATAGCAGCAACGGGAGAGAGCTACGATTTCGTTCGCGCAGCAGGATCAAGCAACACGAACCTCACGGTTATAGGATGCCAGGGTTTTGGCGCGTACCGCCACGGGGTGTACACAACAAACTACACTAACTATGTTAGCGTCGTGGGTTGTGATTTTGTGGCTGCTGAGAACGCGACTGAGATCAACCTGGACACCGTAACAACCTCAATTACTACTGATAATTTATTAACCCCATAATCAAGAGTCAAAAAATTATGGAAGATAGAGAAATACTCCTTGCTTTAGGCCGTCTGGAAGGAAAGGTGGATGCTCTTATAGCTACCTCAAAGGTAATGCATGAGAACTTAACCATCCATGACCAACGACTCCGTGCGTTAGAGTCAAGTAAATCTTTCTTAGTGGGAGCTTGTGGCATCATTGCAGCAGGGGTTAGCTGTCTTGTTACCTACATCTCGACATGAAGCGTTACCTCTCTTTAGTTGTATTTCTGGCTTTAGTTGGATGCTCTTTGCTTCCCGATGTGGGACTCTTTGGGGGATCTAGTGACCCAAAAGAACCCGTCCCTACGACAGCCGTGGGGGAACTACTGAACGAAACGACGGGTTTACTGGTAGAGTTCCGTTGGTGGATGCTACTAGCGATCCTGTTCTTCCCACAAGCGCGTATAGCGGCAGCATCATTCATCCAATCCGTGTTCACGGCAGCGAGCATTCCCTTCCAAATGGCACAGAACTGGTACAAAAACAAAAAGGGTACATAAAGATCATCGCTGCTATCACCTTATCTGGTATGGTGTTGCTGTGGTTTGGGGTGGTACTGGCGTTTCTAACATCTATCGTTCATCGTGAACCACGCAATAAGCTCTTGAAAAACAAACGCCCCACTCCGGGCCATGATCTATCACAGTGAACCCAAACCCGTAGCACAATGCGTGTGACCACTCGTGTATCAAAGTATCAATAGCACCTGTCTCGTCAAGTTGTGCGCTGATGCGGATCAGGAAAAACTCCTTCCCCTCCTTGCCGCGCAACTCACAACTTCCATACTCGTCTGCTTTCTTTGGGCGAGTTACCCTTACTGGGTAGTTGAGGGGGCAACCAAACTGGAGTCGTTTGATAGATTGTTTCAAATAAGAATCAGCCATGAGTGATAACATCGAAAAATTACTGACTAACCTCCATGTATTAGTCTGCAAGGAACTAACAAACCGAATTGTCTCTGATGTGGCTAGCACAGGAGATATTGTAGCTGCTATTCGGCTCCTGAAAGACAACGGGATAAACAGTACACCAGAAGCATCTGAGCCACTCCGCAACCTCGCCGCCGAAGTACCCTTCCGCGTAGTCGAGGACATCCGTGAAGCAAAATAGATGCCTTCTAAAGTACCACCAGAGTTAAGAGATTTCAGGAACTTTCTTTGGCTAGTTTGGAAGCACCTAGAGTTACCTGAGCCGACCCCCGTTCAGTACGATATCTCAGAGTATCTGCAACACGGCCCGAAGCGGCGCATCATATGTGCCTTCCGTGGGGTTGGGAAATCTTACGCTACGAGTGCCTATGCGTGTTGGAGATTACTACTGGAACCCGATGACAAGATCCTAGTTGTCTCTGCATCCAAAGAACGCTCTGACGCATTCTCTGTATTTACCAAGCGTCTCATTTGGGAGATGCCAGAGTTACAACATCTGAAGCCAGTAGATGACCAACGAACATCTAATGTAGCCTTCGATGTTGGCCCCGCTAGAGCAGCACATTCACCGTCTGTAAAATCTGTTGGTATTACGGGTCAGATGACTGGAAGTCGTGCTAACATCATTATTGCAGATGATGTCGAAACTCCTGCCAATAGTGAAACCCAGCTTAAACGCGACAAAATATCCGAGTTGGTTAAGGAGTTCGACTCTGTTGTTATCCCCGGTGGGGAAACAATCTATCTAGGTACACCACAGATTGAGGCATCGCTGTACAACGAGTTAACCGAACGCGGTTACGCCAAGCGCATCTGGCCCTCTCTGTATCCTTCTCCTGCACAGGTTGAGAAGTATGCTGGTACATTGGCTCCTTACATCGAGGAGAGGTTAGAGAAAGACAATGAGTTAGTGGGGGAATCTACTGACCCCATCCGTTTCTCTAATGATGACCTAATGGAACGGCAGTTATCCTATGGTCGCACTGGGTTTGCCTTACAGTTTCAGTTGGACACTACCCTGTCGGATGCCAATAGGTATCCCCTGAGGATGGCCGATCTGATTGTCATGGATCTAGACAACGAGAAAGCTCCAGAGAAACCCATCTGGTGCAACGATCCTGACAAAGAGTTAAAGGATGTTCCTAATGTTGGCATGACGGGTGACCGTATGTTCCGCCCCATGACAACAGAAGGGAGTTGGGTTCCCTACGACGGAATCGTCATGTCCGTTGACCCCTCTGGTCGTGGTCGAGATGAGACTGCCTATGCTGTTGTGGCTATACTGTCAGGAACATTGTATGTATTGGACTGTGGAGGCTTTGATGGCGGCTTTGCTCCAGAGGTACTTACAAGCCTCGCTAAGAAAAGTAAGCAATATAAGGTCAATGAGGTCATCGTAGAGTCCAACATGGGAGCAGGAGCCTTTACAGAGCTTCTAAAACCTCATTACCGCGAGATATACCCCGTGACCATCAATGAGGTCTGGCACAGCAAGTCAAAAGAGGCCCGAATACTGGATACCCTGGAGCCTGTATGGTCAAACCATAAGCTCATCATGGATGCCTCTATGATACGCAGGGATTACGAGTCTACAGCCCACTTGCCACCAGAGAAAGCCCAAGCCTACCGTCTGATGCACCAAGCTACACGGATTCAAAGGGTGAAAGGTGCGCTACGACAGGATGACCGCTTGGATGCCCTAGCAATGGCCGTGGGATACTGGGTGGAACAGACAGGAATCACCGTTGATGAAGGGATGGAACGACGAAAAGATGAAGCCCTGAGGAAGGAATTGGAGGCATTCCAAGGAGATTCCTATAAGGCGGTCACTGATAGCTGGATGTACCAAGGGTTAAAGTAGGCTGACATCCCGTCACAGCCACAGAGAGGGGGTCTGTAGGCGTTACTATGGTTAACCTGTTGTTTGACCTAGGTTGACCGTGCGAGGCGTTAGAGAGCCTTAGAATGAGAGTTTAACTAGGTTCAGCTAGTCCGCTACGCGGGTAAAGACGAACAATTTAGGGTGATTATCTAACTATTTATAAATAAAAGAGTTATGGAAGATGATTATTTTATAGTCATATAGAGGAAGGGAATAGAAAATCTACTATAGTAAACTAAGGTAACTATAGTAAAAATAAGGTTGGTTATGAGGTGGATAATAAGATCATTAACTTAGGTTAACTTAGGTTAACTTAAGTGACTGTGTTTTTCTTTTGATTCATGTTTTCATTGGTACTGGTGTTAATCAGGCTCCTCCCTGTTTGGTTGACTAAGGTGGGGGGTTAGTCGCTTTATGGCTAGCCCCTTTTTACCGCAAATTTTTAAGCAGGTAAATATATATAGCGCACCAAGCCAAGCCCCCGTAGCCCCATCCTGCTTCTCAGCGTAGCTGAGGGTCTGTACTATCCTTTATAGTGTGCGCTGCGCGTGGAAATTATCCTTCCTGCCACCGATCCGGCCACCTGGAACCGTAAGTTCTTACGTTGCCACCATCGCGGTGGATTAATAATCCGTTGCCGTCACTACCACCAGGATAGGCAGCGGCATAGCCACCTAATCCACCGACAACGCCCCGTTTTAACAATTTCCGCCGATACTTAAGCTTTTGTAGCTTTATTGAACTTTATGTGATAAGATAGGGGCATGACGAAGAAGATACTACAACGTAAAGTTCACGCCGTTTTAACTAGACTTGCCGCAGGGCAAGTAGTTAACGGCATAACCTGCCCCCCTATCAACGTGCCGATGGTAGGGAACATACGGCTATTGGGTTCGGCAACAAAGACAGAGAAAGGGGAGAAAATAGCGGGAACCCTTACTGCGATCATGTATCTAGCTCCCGCCGATAGTGGAGGCATACTTAGGGGTGGCAAACCTCTAAACCTATGCCCCTGGTTCTCACCCGGTTGCCGGGCGGGTTGCCTAGGCGAACATAGCGGCAGAATGAGGCATGACAGTACCTCAAATGCTCAAAGGTGGAAGACCGCCTTGTATGCTGCTGCTCCTAATCTCATGCGGGATCTAATAGCCGTGGAAGCCAGCGCGCTAGAAAAGAAGGCCGCAAAGTTAAGCCTAGAGCCAGCTATCCGCCTTGACGGTACTAGTGACATAGGCCTAGCTTTGCTATGGAATCTCCCACAATCCTTTCCCGCAATACGTTGGTACGATTACACTAAGTCTGTCAAGCGGCTAGATAAGGTCAAGGCCGTATCCTTGCCAAACTACCATATTACGTTTAGCGCATCGGAACGCGCAGACAGTCCAACCGGCGCCGCTCGCGCCCTTGCCTATGGTTACTCGGTCGCAGGTATCGTAAACACCAGCAAACCAGACGTGGCCTTATTAATCCGGCAAGTTCTCGGTCTTTCCGGAGACATACCGTCGATTACCGTTGCCGATGGCGATAACTCCGTTGGCGATGCCAGATTCCGCGATAGAAAATCTACGCTCGTGTGGCTCACCGTGAAAGGTGGAAAGCCCGTTGCCACTAAACTAGGCAAAATGGTATTCAGCGTATAACACCGCGTCTAACACCGCCTAGGCTGTGGCTCGTAATGAGTCACGGCCTTTGGGCAATGAAGACAGTACCTTAGCTGTCTAATCACCAACCACCAACGGAGAAAAAAATGCACACCGCCATCGAAATCGAAATTGCCGAGGAGATCATCAGGGACTGTGCCGAGGACGCACAGGCGAATAACGGAGGCTACCCGAATATGCAGGATAGCCGATTCTGGAATGATATGAACTGCTGGAGCAACTTTCCTCTTGCCGTGAAAATCATCACGGAGGAGTTTGGACACGAGCAGGTTGAGGCACTCGTGAGGGAGGGCTACATGAAGGGGCAGAGGAAGCTCGACAACGAAAACGAGCTTGAGGATTTGCGCTGGCAGAAGGAGTCTATCTTAAGTTTGGGGGAGTTGCTTCAATACCTGATCACGGAGGCGCGAGAGTTGCCAGACCTCGATCACGAATTCCAAAACAACTCCATGTTTGAGGATTGGGCAGACCTGCCGACGTTCGGCGGCGTTGCGCCAAGCGATACCTCGGAGATCTGGAGCTGGGATGAAACTCATGTGCTGGTTGGCTCATGCGGTGAGGATTTGGAAATCATCCCGCGCAACGAATGGAGCGGCACTCAGTAACCCTCCACCAACTTTCAACAGGCTGTGGCACTTCGGTGTCACGGCCTTACGGCAACGAAGGGTAGCACCTTAGCTACCAAATCACCCTTACCATTAATCAAGGAAACATAATGTCTCACGAAATAACCCGTCACGATTCTCTGATTCTCGCAGCCAAACCAGCATGGCACGGCTTAGGAACAGTTCTACCTACCGCACCTACTGTCCACGACGGCCTCGAATTGTCCGGCCTGAATTGGCA